AAAAGCACTTCCACTTAGAGCAGGTTCAGGAACAGCACCTGCAGGTCTATTTTGGGCGTTTGACGCTGTTATTAGAGCTACTTTTGTAGGTGGAACAGCAATATTTCAATTTGATATTGTAGCAACAGATACCTCTATTTTATCACCATTTTCTCCGATAGATTATGATGGTGTTTTTTACTGGGCAGGTGTTGATCGTTTTTATATGTTTAACGGTGTAGTTAGAGAAGTACCTAACTCATTGAATTTAAACTATTTTTTCGATGGAATTAATCGTAATGCAGCAACAAAATGCTTTGCATATAAAGTTCCAAGGTATGGTGAAATATGGTGGGCATATCCAAAAGGTACAGCTACCGAATGCACGCACGCTGTAGTTTATAACATTCGTGAAAATACATGGTACGACACAGAACTTCCTAATAATGGTCGATCAGCAGGTCAGTTTAACAATTCATTTGCCGCACCTATATTGACGGGTGTGGAACCCTCTCCATTGCCATTAGACCCTACTGAAACACTTGCTGTTACAGTGGTTAATTCTGGTTCTGGTAACAAATATAATATGAGTGGGAGCGCACAACCAACTTTAACTTTTAGAGAGGGCAACACTTACCGATTTGATCAATCTGATTCTTCTAACGTAGGTCATCCCTTGCGTTTGTCTTCAACATCAGACGGCACGCATGGCGGTGGTGTGGAATATACGACAGGCGTAACAGTTGTCGGGGTGTTAGGGCAAGCAGGCGCATACACACAAATTATAGTACCAAGTGGAGCACCAACTTTATATTATTATTGTGAAATTCATAGTGGGATGGGTGGTCAGATAAACACAAATATCAGAGGTGTTGGTTACAAAGTCTGGCAACATGAATTTGGTGTTGATGAAGTAGACGGTCCAACAATTAATCCAATTAAATCGTTTTTTGAAACGGCTGATTTATCTACATTGCCACAAGGGTTAGATCGTTATTTGAGAATAACACAAATTGAACCTGATTTTGTTCAAGTGGGTGACATGACAGTAGAAATCACAGGTAGAGCCAATGCAAGAGCACCAGAAGTTACAAGTTCGACTGTGGCATTTCCTGCTTCTGCCAATCAACCTTACGAACAAATTGTAATGTTAAAAGAACAACGTAGAGAATTAAGAGTTAAATTTACGAGTAATGCTTTATACGGAGACTATCAAATGGGTCAAATTATAGGGCATTTAGACAACGGTGATGGAACGGATCTAGGGTAATGGGATTAAGTGTCACATGGCCTGTTGGTATAGAATTGACGGATTGGGCAAATTGCCTGATTACAGACTTTGTAGATTTTGGAGCTTTTGATCCTTTAGAAGATCCAGAAAAATGGCAAGATTGGGGCAGTCAATTTCTTAATGCTACAAACCTCGTAGAAGATTTTCCTGACCCTTATATGTATGACGATTGGAGAGAATGGGCTGAACGATTTGTTCAGACAACGCTATGAAGTTTATTGGATTTAGTAGAGAAGAAGAGGCTGAAAAATGGGCCAGAGATCGGTTAGGCGTAAAGGGTAATCCTGAGTTTTTTAGGGCTATGTCGGCTGTAGATGATAAAGGTGAATTTGTTTGTGTAGCTATTTTTAGTAATTTTACTAAACGAAATATTGATATGAATTTTGTAGCAAAAGAGGGTTATTGGTCAGCACCAAAAGAAACAGTAAAAATGTATAATGCTATTTTTACTTATGTTTTTAAGATATTAGAGGCTGTAAGAGCTACAGCATTAGTAGGGGATAGTAATTCATCTTCTAAAAAGTTTGTAAATAAGTTAGGATTTAAGCACGAGGGTGTGATGAGATGTGCTTATGAAAATGACGAAGATTTAAATATTTTTGGGTTATTGCGCGATGAGTACATTAACCATGCATGGTCAAATGCGAGGGCGAAATGAGCATTAAAGAAGAAATAATGAAAATTGCGGTTTCTGATCCGTCCTATCAGACTTCTATTGATCAAATAAAAAGGCAAATGGCTAACACTAATATTGTTGCTGAAGACTTAGTTGAAGCAATAAGAATGTTAGAAATGATCATAGAAGACCCTCGTAAGTATGCAGAAATTCGTCAAGCAGCAATAGCAGACGGTCTAATTGATGAGGGTATGTTTCCCCCAGAGTTTGATAAAACTATCATTATAAGTTTGTTGATTGTTTTGTATGGCTTGCAAGACAGTCTCGTTCAAGAGGGTTACTCACGAGGTGGTCTTAGAGTTGCAGGTAAACAACTAGGACGCATGGGTCAAGGTGGAGACACTATGCTTGCCCACATTAATCCTAGAGAGGCTGAAGTTCTCAGAAGGATGGGTGGTCAAGGCACTGTCAATCCAAACACAGGCTTGCAAGAATATAAAGGTCTTAAAAATATAATAAGAGTGGCATTGCCAATCGCTTTAAGTATTGTTGCTCCAGGACTTGGAACAGCTATTGGAACAGCAATTGGACTTGGAACAGGTACGGCTGCAGCTGTGGCTGGTGGAGCACTTTTAGGTGGTGCAACTTCATTTGTTACGGGTGGTGATCCTTTATTGGGTGCGTTGACAGGTGGTATTGGTGGGGCTGCTTCAGGTCTAAGTGAATCTTTAGGTGCGTTTGCTAACATAAGTGAACCAACAGCTAATTTACTTGTTGGGGCAGGAACTGGGGCGTTAACGTCTGCGATTAGAGGCGGTAATATAGCTCAAGGTGCCATGTTAGGTGCGGCAGGTTCTATGTTCAAACCTCAAATTGAAAATGCAAGTAAGTCAGTAGTAAACTCATTAAAAAATACATTTAGCCCAATGACAAACGCTGTAAGTAATTTTACAAGTCCTATAACACAAGGCTTTTCAACAGATACTACTCCCTATTCAGGAATATCAGATGCCGTGTTTAGTGAGCAAGGTCTTCCTGTTGCGGATACGTTTGTAGATACAAACACATATGACTTTATGGCACCTAATCCATCAATGGCAAGTTACAGTGATAATGAGCTAATGGGTGGTCCTAATCCATTAGAGCTTTTCCCACAAGATGATTACATGGATATAGGTAGTGGTGGACAGAGAGGACTTCCTAGTAATAACCCTCAAGGGGCGTATGCAATGAGTCAAAGTGCTCCTTCTGTGGGTGAAATCATACGTCAAGAAAATCAATTTGCAGGAACTAATCCTCAATCAGTTAACAATAACAATAATGCATCATCACTAGTAAATGATATGGATGCTGTAAATTCACCTAATCCATCAATGGCAAGTTACAGTGACAGTGAGCTAATGGGTGGTGAAAATGTAGGTGATTCACAAGGAATTTTATCTAGACTGTCTAACGTAATTGGTTCTGACACTGCTAAAGTAGGAGGGATTGTTGCTCTGTTGGCATCAATGGATGGCGGTAGCGGTAGTGGTGTAGAAATGCCTCAATTTACTCCAGAACAAGAAGAATATTTTAATCGAAATTTAGCTACTTGGGATTGGAATAAAATTCAAGCAATGGCTAACTCTAAAGGAACAAGTGTTACTGAGTTTATTACTAATCCTAAGTTTAGATCTGAAGCAAATAGTGGTATGTTTGACCAACAACCAAGTTATGTACAATCATTTGCATCACAACGATATGCAAGAGGCGGTCTTAGTGCAATTCCAGGATATGCTACGGGGTCTGGAGATGGTCGCGCTGATTTAATAAATGCTAGACTGTCAGACGGCGAGTTTGTTATAGATGCTGAGTCAGTGTCAATGTTGGGGAACGGGTCAAATAAAGCAGGGGCTAAAATGTTAAACGACATGAGAAAAAATTTAAGATCTCATAAAGGAAAAGCTCTGGCAGATGGTCGATTTAGCCCAGATGCTAAGTCACCACTTGAATATATGAAGAGGAGTGCGTAATGGCTAGTTTATTTCAAGGTTCGCCACAAACAGCTACAAGTTATAGCACCAGTACAAGTGAAACTCCAAAATGGATGCAAGATGCAATCTTTAATCAGGTGCAACTGTCTCAAAATTTAGCAAACCGTCCATTTGAAAGCTATGAATTACCAACAGTTGCAGATTTATCCCCTTTACAACAACAGGCATACACGGCAGTGCAAGGTGCTCAAGGATCATATCTAAACGATTTAAACGCCTCACAGGCAGGATTAAGAGCAGTAGCAGGGTTAGCACCATTGCCTGACACACCGACTAGTATGCTTCCAACCAATATGCAAAACCCAGCAATGATGACTACAAATACGGCTCAAGCAAAAGCTAAACCATTTTTTGACAAAGCAGATGACACATCATATGACAATATTACTAGTTATATGAACCCATACACTACTAACGTGATGAATAAAATGGCAGAAAGAAGTGCTAGAAATTTATCTGAAAATTTATTACCTGCTGTTTCAGATGCTTTTATTAAAGCTGGTCAATTTGGCTCTAGTCGCATGGGTGATTTTGGTTCTAGAGCACTGCGTGATGAGCAAGAAAGTCTACAAAATGCTCAAGCTAACTTGTTAAACACGGGTTATCAACAGGCAATGGGGGCTGCACAGGCAGACATGGCAAGACAAGCCGGTCTTGGTCAAACAATAGCTCAGATACAAGAATCAGATTTAGCTAGACAGTTAGGCGCATTAAATAACTTGTCTAATCTTGGTGCTCAGAGACAAGCACTTGGATATACCGATACAGCCGCTTTGGAAGCTGCAGGGCAAGCACAACAAGCTCAAATGCAACAGCAATTAAGTGCAGCAGAAAAAGAATTTTTAGATCAACAAATGTATCCCATGCAACAGGCAGATTTTTTAAGCACGCAATTAAGAGGCTTGGCTCCTATAACGCCATCGAGAACCACTCAAAGCGGAACGTCAGAGGGTGCTACATATTCCCCAAGTCCACTATCACAAATAGCCGCAGGTCTTGCTACTTATAAAGGTCTACAAAATTTAGCTAACAAACCAGCGTAAGGATTAAACTATGGGTTATAATCTAAACAGGTTGATGAGACAGTATGGTTTAGCCACTCCTACTATGGCTCAATATGCAGGAGAAACAGGGCCAGACGTTGACATCATTGATGAAGACGAAAGTTCTGAAACATTTGGAGAAGTGATCGGCACGACTCCAGGAACCGTTACGTTTGATCCTGCAAAGCAAGCTGCATTCGATGATTATCAAGATCAATATCAATTTCGTTTGAGCAACAGACCTATGTATGAAAGTGCTCAATTTCGCACAACACCTACACAACAACAGCCTCAAACATACGAAGATATGTTTCAAATGTATTTAGGTCGAGATCCTGTTGGAGATGGAGAACTAGCTACAATAAATAGGATTGGTAGTGATCCTCTTAGCGATGCCCAAAGACAACAATTTTTAAGACAGTATGAAAATGAATTTGCTGATTTAGGAATTAGGAATACTGGCAATCAATTGGTGTCAGATCAAATTGGTAATTACTACGGCAACATTTTAAGAAATCCTGATTTTAATGACAGTAGTATGGTTTCTCCTACTAATCCTATTGACCCATCAGCACCGTTTATTGAGAGAAACCCAACTGTTGTTAATCCAAATCCACCATTCACTGGTACAATTATGACAACAGATCAAGCATATTATGATCCTGACAACCCTCCAGTAGTAGATGGAGAAGTATCGCAAACATTTTTAGATTTTGCAAATCAACAAGATATCATTAACGCTAATTTAAATAACCCATTGCCTACTACTGGTTACTCAGATGCTGAGGCAAGAAATATTGATCCAATGTCATTAGGCAGTAACGCACAACCAACGTGGGCAAACTATTTGGGTAGAAATCAAGATGTATATGCTCACGCTAATAGGGTTGCTGATGCAGCGGGAGTATTGCCAGGACCAGACAGGCCAGCGTTTTTAGCTAACATAGCTAAAGAGCACTTTGTCGATTACGGAAGAGAAGAAGGACGTAGTTGGTACAACAGAGGCGGTGAGGTTAAAGGGTATCAACTTGGTGGAGGATACGCACCTTTTGGAGTAAGTGAAAAAGATGCTATAGGAGTAACGTCTGATGTTGGTTTAAGCGATGGTACTGAGACAATTGTAGAAGAAAAAATTGAAACAGTTCCAAATTATCAAGATACAAAACAAATGGTTGGTTTATTGTTAGATGCCGCTCCTACTCTTGATAAAAGTTTAACTGATCAACGTCTTGCAGCTCAAACTGCTTTTACACAAGAACAAAGTGATTTTAACGATTTAATAAAAAACATTGTTGCTAAAAGAGAAAAAGGTCCAGATAAAGCAGAATTATATTTTCGTTTGGCTTCAGCATTTGCTCAACCCACTAAATCTAAATCATTTGGATTTTTAGAAAATGTTCCTACAGTATTAGCAGATTTTGCTAAAGACAGTAGAAAAGCTGAAACTAAAGCACAAGACTTAGAACTTAGTTTAGCTAAAACTAAAATGGCACAAGCACAAGCTAAATATAATAGAATTGAAGATAAACAATCTTCTCAAGCTAAATCTTATAGAGAATATATGTTAAAAGTTTTTGAGTCTTTAAGTAAAAATAATCAAAAAGCAATGGAACTTTTTCTTAAAACAGGAAAAGAAAAATTTGCACAGTCTCAATTATCTAGTGGTGCATTAGCTCAAAAAATTAAAGATGAAGATTCTTTGCTTGCATTTGAAGAAGGATTAAAAAAATTAGCATATGTAAAAAAAGTTAATGAAAGAGCAGGAGGTTATACAGATCTTGATTCAGCACTTGAAAGAATTGGACTAGAAGGAGGAACACTTACTGAACAACAATTAGCTACTAGAGAAGTAAGACAAGTTCTTAAAGAATTTTCCATATCTCAATTAAAAGCTACATTTGGTGCTCAATTGTCTGATAGTGAAAGAGAAGTATTTTTTGAAGTTTTTGGTGCGGGTACTATAGATAGCGCGGAAGAAAGAGCACGATTAATTGATAGAGTTATACGAGAAGTAAAAGCTAAAGAAAATTTAAGAATAAAAAGATTAGCGCAAATTAATTCAGGTGAATATCAATCACTAACACCTAAATCAAAGGATTAAAAAATGGCAGATTCTCCAAAAAGAAGCCAATTTGATTATGGAATACTTAGACAATTAGGCAAAGGTGCATCTTTTAGAAGTAGTGTTCATGCCGAAGCATATTTGAGATCTTTAATTTCTGGAAGAACAAAAGCCGAAGAATTAGCCGATATTTCTAAAGAAATGCAAAATTACGAATCACAATTTGAAAAAACAGCATTAGCCGCAGACGTTACTGGTGCTTTAGCATCAGCCATACCTTTAATGTTTTTGCCAGGAGGACAAGCTGGAGCTGCAGCAAATGTAGCACGCGCAGGAGGAACTTTAGGAAAAGTTGCAAAGGTACTTAGAGGTCCAGGCGGTTTTACGGGTAAAGGCATGAGAGCAGCAAAACGAGCTGGTGCAGGATTTGGCGGTGGTTATGTGGGCGGTGATATTGCTGGTTATTATTCAGAAGCCGCTGATAATGTAACGGATGAAGAACGAGAAGAAATTAGAAAACAAGCTAGAAGATTTGGAGGTGCTTTAGGATCTGTTGCTGGCGCTGTAGCTCCTCCCGTAATACAAAAAATAGCAAATGTAGGTAAAAGATTATTTAAAAAACCTAATGTTGTTGATGATGTAGCAGGAGAACAACTTGCTAAGAATTTTCCTAATGAAACCGTAGAAGAAGTTGTAACAGATATTAAACAAAAACAAGCAATGGGTGTTCCTGTTATTCCTGGACTTGCTACTAATCCATTAACAGAGCAATCCGATACTATTATAACTAAAGGTTTTGATGATGCTAGTCCTATGCTTAAAGATGCAATAGATGATACACTAGACAGTCAAACAAGAATTACTCAAAGATTAACAGATATTAATCCAGAAATGTTAAGTGAAGGTTTTTTTGAAATTACCGAAAAACTTAATAAAGAAATGATTGAACAATCAAAACCATTGTACAGAAGGTCTTTTTATGTAAAGGGAGATCCTAAAACTCCAAGAAGAATTACTGATAAAAAAGTATTAGATTTTTTTAAAAGACCTGCTTTTAAAAAAGCATTAAAAAATGCTATTCAACTTGTAGAAGATGAAGGTGGAGATGTAACAGAACTTATATCTTTGCAAGATAAAATTATAAAATCTAACTCTGGAGATATTACTGCAATATCAGTAGAAGTTGCAAATAATGTAAAAAGAGGTATTGATGATGTTGTTAGTGCTCAAATTAAAGATGGAAAAATGAGTAACAAAGGTAGAGTAATTAACAATGCTAAAAATGAATTTTTAGATGAAATAGATAAAATTGTTCCAGAATATGCAGAGGCTCGTGCCGTATATAGTGATAGAATAAGTTTAATTGATGCAGGAAATACGTTAAGACGAATGTGGAATAAATCATCAACAAAACAATTAGAAAAACAATTAAATAGATTTAATTCCAACGCTGAAAGACAAATGGCAGTTCTTGGTGTAGTAGATTTACTTCAAGAAAAAATTTTAAAACCAGATGGAGCTACAAACATTGCTAAAATGCTAGGCGGTGGAACAGGTGGTAAAGGTGGTGTTTTAACTAGAGAAAAAATAAGACTTTTATTTGGTGACGATGTGATAAAGGCAGATATTTTTGAAAAAGTAATGATGTTGGAATCAGAACTTTATCAAAGAGGCATGAGAGCTATGGGGGGATCACCTACAGCACCACGACAACAAAAAATAAAAGATTTTGATAAAACCACAGAATCTAAACAATTAAAAAAAATTATTACTGGCCCAGATAGTTTATTATCAAAAGTATCAAAACTTTTTACGAGTGATTCAGAAACTGATGCTTTTCAAGATCAAGTTGCATTACGAATTTCTGAATTGTTATCAGACGGTAGTCCTGAAAGTTTAGCTACGTTAACAACGCTCGTTAATAAAGCTCTCAAAAAAGTAGTAGGCAAAGGTTTTGAAGATTTAGGAGGCGGTATTTCAACAGGTGCAGTTACTGCTTATGGCACTACTCAAAAAGTAATTGAACCGTCTAAGTCAAATCCAGTTAATGAAGATTTTGAAAGAATACAAGAAGAAACAATACAAACACCTTCTTCTAATAATCAGGAAAATGACAATGATGCTTCATTATCATTAAATGAACTTAACAAAAAAATGTTTAATACAGAGGACTAATTATGCCTAAATTATTAGATAAAATTCAAACGTGGGTAGGAAAACAACCTATTATCGTTCAACTAGGTATACTTTTTGTTAGTACGTTTATTGTAATTGCTTTACTAATTTCTGCTTTTAACGGAGCTTAACGGTGTTAACTATTATCGGAAGCCTAATTGGGTTCGGAACCAGTTTCCTGCCGTCTATTTTGGACTTTTTTAAAGAGAAAGAAAGTAATAGGCACGAGTTGGCGTTGATGGACAAGCAAGCCGAATTGACCAGAATTACGGCTGAGTTTGAACGTGACAAGGCAGAGGTGCAAGCTCTATCGGCTGAGACAGTTGCCCTTTATCAACAGGCAAGCACTGAGAAAAACGATGGGTGGATTGGTGCGTACAGAGCATCAGTAAGGCCCACAATAAGTTACTTGTTTTTACTTACTTATTTAGGGATTAAAGGTGTTTGTTTGTGGAATGCTCTGTCTCAAGGTCTTGTCGTGGCAGATGCTTTGCCTCTCATTTGGAATGATGAAGTGGATAGTCCTATTCTAGCCAGCATTATTTCATTTTATTTTGGGAGTAGGATGTTCAGGAAATGAAATGGACGAGGTAAGCATCACTGAATGGATCAATGTTTTCCTTGGAGTTTTCGCCGTGTTAGGATCAATCGTTTTTGCCCTAGTCAGGAACCACGTTTTATTAGCGGAAGCTCAGAAGAAAATAGAGGTTTTATTTACGCTGGTAAATTCACTTAGAGATCGTATTAACAATGGAAAGGATAAGTAAAATGGCACCAGTTAAAAGAGGATTATATGCTAATATTAATGCAAAACAAAAAAGACAGGCTGCTCAAAAAGCTGCTGGAAGAAAAGTAGAGCCAACTCGTAAAGTAGGAAGTCCAGGTGCTCCTACAAAAAAGGCGTTTATACAATCGGCAAAAACCGCTAAAAAACCTATAAAAAAGAGTAGAGCATGAATGCCATAAAATTTGAAAAAGAAATGGACCGTGATGGTGACGGGATCATTAGTGCCGAAGAAGTGCAGGTTGCCGATCAACATCAAAAGGCTACCATCCAAAGCCGGATTACCGTTGCTAGTTTTGTAGTCATGGTTTTATTGGCTTGTGTGCTGCTATCAGGATTAATTCCTGACTCTAGAATCCAAGCCTTGTCGGGCCTCATATCAACCCTGTTTGTTGCGCTGGCTGGTATTATTGGTGCTTACTACGGTATGCAAGCGTGGATGTCTAGAAAGTGAAAACATCACAGGCAGGTATTGATTTAATCTGCCATTGGGAAGGTTTTAGAAGTGATCCATATCGCTGTTCTGGAAATGTATGGACAATCGGATATGGGTCAACCAGATTGGCTGACAACAGCCGTGTTACTCAGAATACGCCACCTGTTACAAAAGATGAGGCGATGGCCTTACTTCAACACCAATTGGTGCAATACGAAAGAGCAGTGTTGCGATTGGTGCCAGTGTCACTAACACAGTCACAATTCGATGCCCTAGTTAGCTTTACTTATAATCTAGGTAGTGGAAGTCTAGGTTCATCCACACTTAGAAAAAAACTCTTGAAAGGCGATATGGAAGGTGCAAGCAAAGAGTTCCCAAAGTGGAGCTACGCATCAGGCAAGTACATCAGGGGTTTAAATCGTAGAAGAAAAGATGAAAAAAATTTGTTTTTAAGGGTTGACCCTAAGTAAAGTAGGGTATATAAATAAAGAATAACTTATAACGGAGATGACAAATGGCTTTTACAGAAACTTGCACAAAATGTGACGGCACAGGACTTCTTAGATGGGGTGTAATTGACCGTCCTGATCATAAAAAATCTTGTTGGGATTGTGAAGGCGTAGGTCACAAAACCTTCAAAACTTCTCCTGAAGATCGCGCATTAGCTCGTGCTCGTGCTCAGAAAAAAAGAGATGAGGCTTTACTTGCTCGTCAAGAGAAGCGATTAGCTAAACAGCGTGAGATCACAGGTGGTCTTACTTTCGCAGAAAAACAAGTAGAGCGTGAGGCACAGTGGGCAGAAGAGAAAGCTAAAGCGGAAGATGTACCAACAGGTAAAATCACTGTTTCTGGTACAATTCTTAAAGTTGATCTAAAAAACACTCCTTTTGGTTCAGTTTGGAAAATGACAGTTAAAGATAATAATGGTTTTGTAGTGTGGGGATCTATCCCAAGCATTGATGGTAGAGTAGCTAACTGTGCCAAGGGCGATACCATTACTTTTTCTGCCACAGTTACACCATCTGACAAAGACCCGAAATTTGGGTTTTTCAAAAGACCTACCAAAGCAGTGTTAACAGAAAGCACTAGAGAAAATAGAATTGGAATTTTAGACCCAGATCCAGAACCAGAAGAGTATGTAGCTCCATATCAGGAGAATGATGGTTGGAACGGTTGGGACCCAATGGAAGATAGGAGGTAATAGGTCAGTCGTAGAAAGTATCGTACAGCCATTTAGACATCAACAGGGCTTCGGCCCTGTCTTGGTGTTTCTTTAAATGCAATGGTGCGTCAGGCCATAGTTTAACAGCATATGCCCGACACTGTTCTTTGTCAGAACTTAATTTAAAATGTTTTTTCCATACCTGTGGCGTTACATACCGTAGTTCAAAACGGCAAGCCGATACAGCAGAACGAGCACACCCAAAAGAGTCACCCAACGAAAATATGGTTGATACATTCTGATGCGGTCTTGCATTAACACGCTCAATAACACACGAAATATATTCAGAAGGTTCTCCGTATTGCCTCAACAGTCGGATAGTGCCAGAAACATCTACTTCATTTTTTACTTTACCGTTTCCCTTCACGATAACTGGCATATCCTCTACAGCAACAAATTGACCATCATTTAAAACACCAATGGCTCCAGTAAGGCCAGGATCTATTCCAATGGTAATCATAATGCCTGATAGTCCTCACATCCTATGAGTTGTTGTTGCTTGTTTAAAAGCGTACCATGCAAGTCACAATTCCATCCACCATTATTTATAGGAATAGCATTCACACAAGATCGACAATGAAACAGAGGTTTTGTTTCTTTAACGCACACATCTTTATGATCACAAAATTTACAAGCAAAAATACTCGCATCCTCACTAATGCCTGTTGGCCTCATGCGTGCATTAATCAGACTTTCTATTTTTTTAATCAATGATTTTTGATGAGCTTTGTCTTCTTTTATTTTTTCAATGTAATAATGTTCATCGTCTTTACATAACGACACATATAAGCCTCGTGTAAAGTGTCCTAAATACATAGAGATTTGCATTTGGCTATAGTGAACGGGTTTAGACTTTTCTACACCGTGTCTCTGTAATGCACTGAATGATTTTTTATTATGCGTTTTTATTTCTAATAAATGATTTTTATCTTGGTGTTTTATAACACCATCAACCTTACAAATAAAATGACCACTGTCATGTTCAAATTCGTATTGACTGCCATACTCATTAACAAAATAAACTTCTTTACCAGATCGAATTAAATCCTGAATTACACGGTCTTCTTGTAAATGGCCTGTTTCAAACAGTCTTAACATCCGTCCTTCAAATTGTTTTTTTGAAAATCCACGCCAGTTAAACCAGATTTTACGAATACATTCTTCACCGATACCAGACGCACCTAATCGACTAAACGACAGGTTTTCTGTTTTTTCATAAGATTTATATACAGCATCTATAAGTTTTTGTTCTGGGCTTTTAGGAAACGCAACCATAAGTAATCCTTATGGGGAGGGATAACCCTCCCCTGTTATTATTAATCCCAAGGCTTACCTGAACTTGACGGGGTTTCCACAGGTGCTGATTTAGGAGCAGGCCGTGGTTTTGCTGAAGGTTTAAAAAGAAAACCTGTTATCTCGTTTTTATCAGCATAACCATTTGTTCCTGTCCGTATCCCAACATTTGCCTGAAATGGTTTTTCCATTAACATATCGGTGTCATCACAGTCAGGCTTTCCACAAGCTGTTGCCCATGCAACTAATTGTTGTCTACCGATAGTCTCAGCCTGTTGAGATGCATTCGTGACGTTAAAATTAAACCAGATAAAACGTCCTTCATATTCACCTTTAGATACCTCGTACTTAACAGCAATGTAACTGCCAGCGTTATTTTTGGTGTCTTTTAACTCAGCCTCTATGCCACGCAAGGTGTATTCACCTTTTGGTAATGGGTCATAATTGATTGGCTCGTTAGCTTCAACTTCAGTTATATCAAATCCAAATTTAGGCATTGTTGTTTCCTTTCTTTATACAACAGGGATTACAGAAGATAATTCTTCATAGGTCATTGGTGATTGCTCTGGGCAACCGTAACGATTTTTAGATGCGAAAGCTGGCGTTTCAACATAGTGCAACAGACGTTCACCTGACGATACACCTCGTGTCTTTGAAGTGTTAAAGCCAGTGTCTGATTTTCGTATCATCACATCCATTGCACAAAATGCTAAAACATCTACCCACTCCATTAGTAGAGCATTACATCTGTTTGGTAGCTTTGGACTATACCTATCGTAAGGCTCAGTTCTTGGATCTTCAAATTTAGATACCTGAGAGTGAGCAACCAACACAATGTTCATGCCACGTTTTTGACGGAGCACATCCAAACCTTGTAATATCTCACGAAATTCTTCAGCACATAACACGGCAAATTTACCGTAAGCTAAATCTTTAGCCTCGTGACTATTTTCTACGAGGGTGGAAATTAAAGGCTCTATTAGCCAATCCACTGAGTCAATAACACACGTTTTAAATTTGTGATCTTCTTTAATTAACGTGCCTATCGCATCGATAATCTGACTATTTTCGGTAGCCTTTGGAAAGCTCGTAACGTCCAAACTATCTAGGCCGTCCTCTGTACTTATAAAGATTGGTTCTGGGAACTGACTAGCCAATGTTGACTTGCCGATCCCATGACCTCCGTACAAACAAATACGGGGTGGCACTTTCTGTTTACCAACACGCAAACTCCTTTGCCATTCAGGTTCTTTTTGTTTTGACATTTTTTTCTCCTTTATGAAATTAGCGGTTGTCATTCCGCATCTGCAAAATCGAACGTCAGAGGGGCGTAGCTGAAGCTCCGTCTATCCCAACTGAGTATATTTATTTCATCACAGTATTCGCGTGCAACAGCCGTTGCCACGCTACACAAAGCAGGGTCACCTACCATAAGAATGTAATCATATTTGGTTATTTTGCTTAAAACCTTGTGAGCCATGTCTAATAAAAAATTAGTATCGTATGGCTTTCTAGGATTAAAGAAAACTGCCTCAAGCTCTCCATACTGTTTAGCATCTGATAAATCTTTATTGTCGTTTTGTATAACGTAAACTGTTGGCATTATTTCACTCCAAAATTACTGACAAATATTTGATTAAGATCAAGAAAAGTTTCGGCACCTAATTGATGGGCAATCTCAATACATTCCCGAACATACCAAGCCTTGTCTAAATCTTTTGGTTGTTCATCCCACTTCTGTATATTCATGCACTGTCGCGCTCCTTCAGATTTAGCTACCTTGTTGCCGTTCTTTTCATAAAGGATTGGTGCAAGTGTTGCGCTCTCAGTTGATTGATACCACCTCACAACTTTTCCTAGATACAATCCACCTTGTTGTGCTCCACCTGTCACGCTACGGGCTGTTATAAAGCCGTGGAAGGGTGCTTGATCAATCGTTGTCTCAAAGTCCACGCCTGTTGCTAACCACTTGCCTACAGCCTCTGAGCAGATTGGAGCCGTGGGATTTTTGCGTAAACTGATTGGAGCATATATCCCCTTAGCTTTGATCGTCTGATCAGGTTTCACGGCAATATAATTGTTAACGTCTTTTATGGCGAGACACTTGTATGGCGTGTATTCAAAACTGAAACAAGACAGTTCCTCAAATTCAGCCACACAATCTCTAACATTTTGTTCTCTAAAATTTGGAAACTTTACGACAATGCCGTCTGTATTAGCTGACAGGATTTCAATTTCTGATCCCTCGTTCTCAAGCCATTCAATCAACATCAGTAATGTAAACTGACCCGTCAGAGTTGTGGCTAACATAAGGTCTGGGGCATAGAGTGTTGAATGTTTGCTTGCCAGTTTTCCAAACGTACCGTTCAAACTAATTTTGAGCGTGTCAGCTACAGTCTTATCCCCTGACATTTTAGCCTTAATGCGTTGATCATAAATCCGTTGATATTCGTCAATAAACTTTTGACCGATATGAGAAGGACACAGACCGCCATTTAACATTATCGTGGGGTAAAAGCTCGCTGCATCTATTTCCATGATCTGGTGGTCTTTACCTGCAACGTGAGTAACCTTTTTATCGTGGGTACTATGTAGACCACCGATACCAATCTTATATGACCCAGTGCGACTGTAGACTTCAATATCCAACTCAGACGGCATCTTAATGTGACCTGACTGTTGGTCTACCTGAAATTCTAAATTTGAGGCTCTGTCTAAAACCTCCTGAGTTCCACTGAAATACATTTGTAAATAATGAGGCGGTTGATACCGTACCGTTTTTGGAATTGGTATTTCCTGTGCCTTTAACTTCAAATTTTTTATAAATACCTGTTCTGCAATTTGACTATCAGATTTGCTACGGAGATCTAACCAATATTGCACCGACAACTCTATTCGCAGTTCAATCTCTTTCTGAAGCCTTTTAAATAGCTCTACAGTGGTCTTAACATCATTTTGACAGTACAACGCCAACTCATGTTCATCGTGCTCTGTGAGTACGCTATCAGGTTCAAATGGCAAGTCCTGAAGGAGATCCATAAACATTCTCGCACCGTATGCTTTAAGACCCACAAATGACGGGGCAACCTCAATCAAATCTATATGATTTTTAATTTTGTCTTTTAACTTATATTTTTTCTTGATTGCAAACGGGCTGATTTCGTTTTGAATGATGTCATCACTCATAGCCTTAATCTGTTCGCTACTCATACCCTGACACCAAGCCGATACAATGAGGGTGTCATAATTTTGGGAGTTGAACCCAACAAATGTATTAGGCTCCCTCAGAAACGCTTCTAAACGACTGTCAGACCCATCGTCAGATTTAAACAGTTCAAACCATTCCTCTGTCTCAACACACTGAGCTAAAAATAATGTGCAATTGCTATAGACCTCTGTGTCAAACACCCAATGCTTTTCAGTCACAGTGTTGCTCCAGATTTTTATAGTCGGGCCAAGCTCCCCACTTTACCATCTGACAATATTCCTTAAACTCCCGATCTTCCATGTCCCAATCGGCAGAGGATACATAGGCATAAAGTGCAAGGGTGCCTAGACAAAATAATATGAGTACAAATTTTGAAAGCATCATTAGTCGCTATTTCGTTATAAGTTATGACTCTGCAACCATAACGAATCGCCTCAGAAATGACAACCCTATTTAACCGTATTCGGTAAACTGCTAACCGATTTCGGTTTAGGGCCCAAAAAAAGTCAATAAAAACAATGACTTACCAGGTGTATTGACAACTAATACGATTAGGCGTATACTTCTTAAATAACTCAATAACGGAGATTTAACTATGGGATTAATTTATAAATCTAAAAACGTCACTATCGCAGAGCGCGACTTGGTGAAGCGTCTTACCAAACAATGCCTGAAAGAGATCGTGAAATCCAAATGGGAAATCATGGGGCCAAGATCTGAGAAACTGACTGTCGCTAAAGTCTGGGATAAACTATATCTTAAAGTTAAGTGTCGAGGCCAAAGTTCATCTGGCGGTAAAAATTATATGTGTATTGATGTAAGTCAATATCGCAAGGGTAGAACTTTTCAACATGAGTACGCCCGAATTAAAAACGATCCGATTATTGGGGAAGGTACGTTTGCAACCCCAGAGGACGCTCTGATGCTTATCGTTGCCCATGAGGTAGCACATCTCATACACTTCAATTACTTCATCTACACACGGTGGTTGCGTGACGGTGACAACACACCTCACGGGAAGAACTGGCAGAAGATCTATCGCATTCTCCGTAGAGAGATAGTCAACAAAAATATAATGAGGGATGTTGACCCTGAAAAAAAAGTAGCCTGAATGAAATTAGGACTTGACCCTACCTTACAGTAGGGTTAGGTTCTTTTTATAACTTGATAACGGAGAAATAAAGATGGTTAAATTCACAAACAAAGATGGTTCTTTCGGATACGCAAACTTTCACGGGTGGTCCGATGTTAGTCCTTACGAAATTGTTAAAGTGATTTCAGATAAGACTTTAGAGATCAGAGAGATGGATGCAGAACAACTCCACACTACTAAAGATCTTGGTTTTGTTTACGGTGGATTTTTTGGTCACGCTACCAGAAATGTCGAAGGTCAAAAGTGGGACATTAAATCTAATTTGAACAATCCTGTTATTCGTATTCGTAAACATAAATCAGGGCAATGGAAAAACAGTGGTGGTAGCCGTTTTAATTTAGCGGAAGCTCCACATAAACATTATGACTATAACTTCTAATAATAAGGGGAGGGCTACGGCTCTCCCTTTTTTTTATTTTAGGGGTTGACCCTAATACGGTTAGGGTGTATAAAGAGTAATAACTAACAACGGAGATAACAAATGGCTAATAAATACAAAGTAATTAAAAAACACATTTGGTACGATCTTGACGATAAGGTCACTGATGAAATTACATTAGCAACGTCAAAAGCTGATCTTTCACTCAAGCAAGCTACAGCATTATTGGTTTCTGCTAATGATAGTATCGATACTGATAAACAATATCATTATATGCAAGAAACAGATAATTCAGAACCCGTTGCAATTTTTTATGAAAGAATTTTATTTCAATTAAGTCCACTTTAAAATTATAACTAATAACGGAGATAACAAATGGCTAAATTACTACATTGGATTTCAGTTTCACCTGTCACCCATCGTCACGGGTCACCTTATGACAGAGGCATGGCTGACAGTTACTACGGCAGACCTCGTAAGCCTCATTTCTACGAGGAAGGCACTTATCGCTCTCGCAAGGTTGAAGAGTGCGATATGACTGAGGAAAGCATTCGTGAATATTACGAGGGCTATGAAGAAAACGAAAAAGACGATTTTAAGAAGGAGTGGTAAAATGAAATTATTTCAAGTAGAAGACCCAACAGGCTCGAACAGCACCGACTGGTTTTGCACTGTAGCTGAAGCTCGTAAAAATGCTTTTGAGCTTGATTACTGTATTACCTCCAAAGTCATTGAGGCTACTATTCTAGGCCACGATGCTATGTTAACAACCATAAAAAATCTTTTGAACCATGAAAGACATATTTCTGGAAGGTTAAGGGTAATCCGTAGTTTGGGAAGTGACAAACAAGTTGCCAAACTTAAAGTTCACCCATTTGTAAAAAGTTTAAAAGAAATAGCATAAAAGACTTGACCCTACTACATAGTAGGGTTATATTCTTTGTATAACTTGATAACGGAGAAATTGATATGACTTACTTACCACCAATTGGAATTCACAAAGTTAGTGGCAACTTTATTTCTAGTGCCGTTGATCGCATTGAAAAACGACTTAAAGAAAACAAATCAAGCATTAAAACCTATGCTTCCCATGAAAGAGCATTTGATATTGCTGAAAAAGAAGCTCAAGATTTTAGTGCTTACAATCAAACAGATTTTGATCCAATTTTTATGGTTACTCAAGTGTCCACAGGACGATGGGCAATTGTGTTTATGTTGAGTGATTACTGTAGACGCTTAGACAACGGCACAGACATTACTCACTTTGCACGGCGTGGATTTTTTTGTATTTAACCAACAGGGGCTACGGCCCCTTCCTATAACTTATAACGGAGATAACGATATGAATGATTTTGCAGTTAATTTTGATACCAATGAGAAAAACGTGGTTTGCGTCAAACCTGTTTCAGCCCGTGGCGAACTGTGGCTGTTGAGAAAAATGCGCTACCCATACCTTCACTCGATCAATGTGACTTCTCCTATTTTCAGAGACTTTATGAATGAGTGGGAAGGTGACTATAAATGGGAGGCTTTCGTATGAAAGATCTAATGGAATTTGTTGGGGGTGTTTGCTGTTTGGTAGGCATCCCTGTTTTAATTTATTTTTATGCAATCGGATTTGGAGTTACACAATGAGCAAGCAACCTAAAGTTAATAGTCCTGTGACAGTGCCATCAACATTATTTAGACAAAGTTTATTGGAACAGGTTCAAGTTTTCTGTGAAACATTTAACATTCCCAGATACATTATTTTAGAGCACTTTTTATCAACGGCTATGGATGAATTTGTGCCAACTAATTTAGACGTTCATATTCAATTACGAAAATTTATTGATGATGACACTAATCTCCGTAGAGATAAATGGTTTAATGATCCTCAAGTTCAACGTATCAGATTGGATAAAAATAATGGTTCAGAAAAATAAACTTTTTAAACCGACTGCTTTTTGTGATGAGATGTTTGATGTTCCTATCCACACTTGGGAAATTGGTGAACAACGCCTGATAACCATTAAAGAGTTTTTGGATAAACGTAATGAATATGGTATGGCATCGTATCGCCATGCCGATAATCAAACAGTTTTAAATAATATGAGATCCACAATTTATAGTTATTTAAGGAGACATTCTCCTTCAGAAACAGATATAACTATAAGACAGACTAAAGACAAAATGGCTGTAACAGTATCGAGGTCATTATGACAGTTGAAAATTGTAAGTGGTGCAACAAACCACCCAAGAAAGACACAGAGCTACAGTACCTCAACTCTAACGATGACGGTGAATGGTCGGAGAACTCATGGCTTGAATGGGATGATTTAAAAAACAATGGATCAGACTATAGGAGAAAACTACCTAAAGGTGACGAATGGGATAAGCACGCTGAAACACCTAACACTTTTCCAGAATGGCCTCCGACAAACGGTGTAGTTTTATCTCATAAAAGAGATAGCTTTAATAGAAAGACACGCATTGTATGGAATGGTGATTACCTTCCCCACAAATATGGCAACGGACTTTTTTGTAAAACATCGTGTGCTGTTCATTACGCTGTCTGGGCAGAGGCTTTTATGCGTCACGCCATGCAAATAAAAAATGAATAAACACACTTGACCCTAATATAATTAGGATGTATAACATAAGAATAACTTGATAACGGAGATAACGATGAAAACAATTTTTACAGAAATTTCAACAGTTAACGAAATTGCTTCTTTAGAGGCAGACATTGCTACAAAAACTGCACGATTAAAAGTTCTAAAATCTCACCTTAAAGTAAATCATGGTAATTCCTGTGACGTTTTAGGCACTGAGCACGTTGTGCAAATCCGCACTGCTACTCGTAATGTGGTTGATACTTCTGCCTTAAAAGCTAAAGTTTCACGACAGTTTTTATTAGCTCACACTTCTCAGAAAGAAGTAGTTTCAGTTGCAACTAAAGCCCTAACCAAAATCAATGTTTTAAAGGAGGTGGCATAATGACTGATAACAAATATGATAAAAACACCCAGATGCGGTGGAACGAAACTCAACGTCAGAAAAATCTGGCGTTGGGGTTTGTCAAGGTCACGGTGTTAGTCCCAGAGGCTGACCGTGAGCGTTTATTAAAAGTAGCGCAACACCTCAGAGATGAGGCATCTAATGAGGGCTAGACCTTATCAACTTGAAGCAATCAAAACTTGCTTGGCTGATTTAGAGAAGGGCTACAACCCCGTTCTCAATCTAGCTACTGGAACTGGCAAATCATTGATTATAGCTGATTTGGCCTACACACTTAGCCGACAGAATAAACGGGTTTGGATTTTAACGCACACCACAAAGTTGGTTCAACAAAATGTGGCACAGTTTAAAAGACTATCTGCTTTACCTGTCGGCATTTGTTGTAGCTCGATCCATAAACCAACTGAACAAGATATAAATGAAAAAATTATTTATGGTACAATTCAGACCATATCTAATCTTAGCATTTTAGCACCTGATATAATCATCATAGACGAGGCTCACAGGGTGCCATGTGAAAACGGAACGAGCCAATACGAAAAACTATTTACAGCCTATCCACGTTCCCAAAAAGTTGCTTTGACGGCAACGCCTTGGAGATTGGATAACGGATTAATTTATAGGGAGAATGACAATGTTCGAGATAGCAATAATGGTGACCTACACGATAGCTCTGGCAGTCGGTGGTTTAATAAATGCAGTTACGAATATAATGTAGAACGAGGTGTAGAAGAAGGTTACCTATCCCCATTAGTCGGAGCCTCAGACCGTATCCAATTGGATTTGAGCGACTGTGAATTGATCGGTAATGATTTCAATCAGGCAGATGCATCACGGTTGATCACTGACGGTTGGCTTACATCTGTTTGTAAAAAGCTCGATACCGTAGCTCGTGACAGAAAAATTATGGCTGTATACACGCCTACAATTTTGGTTGCTATGGTCGTTAAGAAAAAATTAGAAAAATACACTGACCGTAAGGTAGCTGTCTTACATTCCAAGATGGATCAAGATGAACGTCAAGAAGTTTATCAGGGCTTAGAGGATGGTCGATATAATGCAGTAACCAGTGTTGATATGCTGACTACTGGATTTGATTTACCTAGTCTTGATTGTATTATATCTTTGCGTCCAACACTTTCAAGTAGCCTGTGGGTTCAGACGTTAGGTCGAGGCACGCGATTGTCTCAGGGTAAAAAAGATTGTCTGGTTCTAGACTTTGCTGGTAATTTTCTCAGGCTTGGTGGTTGCTCTATGATGCCACAATGGACGATGGAAAAGCGTCCAACAATTAACGATGAAATAGTTGAAGGTAATTTTATTCCCTTACCGTTTGTTAAGAAGGAACGGTTCCTACATCCTGGCCTTACCACGATAGAGCCTGTTGATCCTAACACTGGTAAAGCTATAGGTGACAACGGCAGTGTTACAGCTACTGTATCGGCCTGTCAGGGCTTTGTCCCTCGTGGAAAAAATTACATTTCCGTAAAGTATGTTTGCCTTACAGAGAACAATGCCAAGATCACGGCAACTAAATTTTTGAACACCAATAAAGAAAGTGATGATGTTTATCGATTTTTTGATAGACGAAATTTACCCGTCACGTTACCGTGTCCACCCAATCGTTTGAGCTACATGATCAAGTCGGCACCCAAGCCAACATCAGTGGTCCTGAAAAAACGTGGGCAATATTGGAATGTTTTGGAGGAGACTTTCTAAATGGCAAGAACACCGAAATATTTATGGGAAGTTCAGAAGGCTCCGTCTACTTTAGATTACGCCATGAGTTATATCCAGCTGGGTTGGTTTATTGTGCCGACTTGGAACGTACACGAGGACGGCACTTGTAGATGTGGTAGAGATAATAATGAACGCGGCCACAAGCCAGGAAAACACCCACAGGCAAATCTCGCTCCCAGAGGTCACCTCGATGCATCTAATGATCCACGGGTGATACAAGACTGGCTGTCTACAGACCCAGATTGTGGACTTGGAATTAGTCTCGCTCAGTCTGGGTTGATTGCTTTGGATATAGACCCACAGAATGGTGGTGTGGAGACATTAGAGGCCATAGAGAAAGAACATGGCGTGCTTTACAGTGATTGTATCGCCAAGACTCAAGGTGGTGGTGAGCACCGTCTATTTAAGGCTGACACTGGTTATTCTTTTCCATCGTCACTGGGCGCTGGCTTAGACTTGAAGCATCAAGGCTATATTTGTGTGGCACCATCTGTCGGTGTGTCAGGTTCATACCAATGGTTTGATGGCAAATCACCCATCAGTAAAATCAATCCCAGTTTACCATCAGAGCTACCAAAGTTTATCAGTGACAAGTCTAGGCCACATACAACGAGTTATGAGCTGGTTGAGCGCGGTGGAGTGCCTGTGGCAACGGCACAGACGTTTGATGATCTTAAAGAGGCTCTAAAATGTGTAGACAGTGATGACTATCAGACTTGGGTAAATGTAGGATTAGCATTACATCCGTATGGTGAAAATGGCTTTGCAACTTGGCTAGAATGGAGTAAGACAAGTCCAGAAAAGTTTGACGCTTCAGTTTGTCGGAAGAAATGGGATCGGGATTTAGATACTCCGCACAGTATCACTTATCGGTCCATATTTCGTTTGGCAATGGACAATGGATGGACGGGGCCAAACCTAAAATCTGCTTCCTCCCAAGTGCTTTTGGAGGGTGAAAGCTCTAGCCATCCGTTGTCTTTTGATAGAGCCGTCCACTCAGGTGTAGAACAAGTATCCACGTTTGAGTATCTGCTTGATGACTTCATAAGTGTCGGGGTTAATGTTTTAGCTGGACCGCCAGGAATTGGCAAAACTACGCTGGCTATTCCATTGGCTGTTAGTTGTGCTCACTTGTACCCCGTAGATTACACGTTGGCACCGTTGATCCGTAGAAATATAATCATTGTTACGGAGTCAGTAATTCAAGTTCAAAGGGTGTTGTATAGTTTATTCACATGGGGCAACACAGGAGCCAGAGCCTCAGACTTTGAGGAGAGAATTAAAGTTATCCCATCCCAGAGATTGGATGCTGAGATAGTCTGCCAAGTTGCTGAAGAGTATCGTACTTGGACAGTGCCTAACGAAATGGCTGACGGTGGAACTTACGATGCTTTGCCATTAGTCGTGTTCGATACAGCTAACTCTGTTTTTGAAATTGAAAATGAGAACGATAACTCTCAAGTGGGTCGAGTGATGGCTTTAGTAAAACAGTCTTTCGATGGTTTCCCTGTTATCATTATTGCCCATACAGCAAAAGCATTAGGAGATGGGGAAAGCAACAGTTTGTCACCTAGAGGAGCTTCTGCTTGGTCGGGTGATGCAATGGGGATTTATCAGGTGTTCAAGGATGGGGAAGAGGCTGACAGTCCCAGAATATTGCGTGCGACTAAGACGAGATTTCCGACAGAGTTTAACGAATTAACTTTTAATCTAGTCACAAATTGTCAGGACCATAAGGATATTTTGGGCTATGATAACAGGGTTTGGTTTCAGCATTCTATAGCTCGTCCATTAGCTGACGGTGAACGGCTCAGTGCCAAGCAAAGAAAGAAAGATGAAAAGCAATGGGAAGCCCATCTAGAATTATGCGATGCTTTAAAAAATCAAATTAGGTCCGATCCTAACCATGCAATAACTTACTATACGAGAATGTCTACAGCCAGAGGCGGTGTCGCTGGCTCTCAGCCTCGTAAGGAAAAGGCAATACAGCATTTGATAGGGGAAGGAATTGTTGAAGAGTTTGAATTACCAGAGGCTAAAGGAAGAGCCAAACATGGGTTAAGAGTGAACGAACAACAGATAACAAATAACGAATTGGATAACTTAGAGGAGATACCGTTTTGACTATAGATCTATTTGATGATTACGACTACCGATTGCATTGGTTGGATATGCCTGAGTTTAATCAGGAAAACGAACCAGACCCAGAAATTACCGCCACGTTTAAATTTCGTAACGAGGCTGACTATCAACACTTCAAAGAATTGCTCAAGGTCCACGTTTATGACGGTGCCAAGTTTATTGATGGCTATCAGGAAAAGAAAAAGAAATTTACTTGGTATCCACTCAAGGAAGTTAGAAGTAACTATGTAATGAGGTCCACAGATCCTCAACAGCCAAAGTATCCTATCTACATCGTCAGTAAGGGACGGTTCACAAACAATCCAACATCACAGACATTAGAAAGACTGAAGGTGCCATACCACATGGTAGTCGAACAGTCAGAGTACGAACAATATTGTAAGTTGGTCGGTGAAGACAAAGTGCTCATACTCCCACAACATTACAAAGATGACTATGATACGTTCTGGGTTGATGACGATCCCAGAGTTGGACCTGGCCCAGCTAGAAACTTTGCTTGGGACCATAGTATCGAGAACGGACATAAACGACACTGGGTCATGGATGACAACATCGAGTGGATGAAACGTCTCAACCGTAACGAAAGAATACGATTTGACGATGGAACGTGTTTCAAGATTATGGAGAACTTTGTAGACCGTTACACTAACGTAGTAATCGCTGGACCTCAGTACAATACGTTTTGCCACGAGAATGAATACGTTCCACCATTCCTTAAAAACAGACGCATTTACTCGTGCCTACTTATAGATAACTCCATACCGTATAGATGGAGAGGTAGATACAACGAGGACACTGACATATGTCTCAGGGTGCTCAAGGATGGCCTATGTACGATACAGTTCCATGCCGTCCTTCAAGACAAAATGTCTACTCAAAAATTGAAGGGTGGAAACACTAAAGAGTTCTATGAGCAAGACGGCACAATGCTCAAGTCAAAGATGCTAGAAGAGATGCACCCAGATGTAGCAAAAGTCACTTGGCGGTTCAACCGTTGGCATCACTGGGTTGACTACAAACCATTTGAACGTAATAAATTAATCAGAGTTGACCCTGACATTGTATATGACGAGGTCGTTAATAATTACGGATTGGAAAAAATATATGTCAAATGATGAAGAGTTTATGCGCAAAATCCAAGATCAGTTCGACAAGATTGTTGACTCCGTCCCACACAAATCAAAAATCAGTGAGGCAGAAAAAATTAGGCAAGAAGAAATTAAGAACAGAAAAGCCGACATCAAAAAAGAATTGGATGAGCTAGCAAACACAACAAAAATTAATGAAGTGGATATGTAGTGGGTATTGATAGCATCAACTCAAGCCTCATGTGGCACCCAATATTTAATTCAACAGGCCAACAGACAGGTCTTGAACCTAAACACGTTGAGCGACACAAACATCAGACAGATCAAATCCTACCACCACACGATCACGCTGATCATCTGTCACCACCAAATCCACCACGGGGAATTAAAATAGATATTCTTGTATAACTTATAACGGAGCATAACAATGTTAGAGACAGCAATAGTCGCAATAGGATTACAACTGACTTGTCTGGCAGTCACAGTGTACCATGAGAGCCGCGGAGAGCCTTTAGTGGGCCAACTCGCCGTGGCAACAACAGTTATTAACAGGGTCCATGACAGTCGATGGCCTAGCACGATCTGTGATACTGTCAAGGAGGGTCCAACTTTAGCATGGGATAAAACAAAACCTATTAAA